TAGAAACGGCTGAACGTGTTACGCACCGGATGCGTAAGACGAAGAATGAGTTGAAGAAGCTTCAGTACGCTGGGTTCTATCGTGATGTGGACTTGGGTGATCCGGTTCGTGTCATGGACGAAGTGGAAAAGCAGAAGGCAGAAGACCAAGGATTCTCAGCAACGATGGACGACCGGTTCCAGTTGCTTGAGATACACGTGAACCTCGACCTGCCGGGCTATCCGGATGTTGATAAGGATAATCACGAGACCGGTATAGCATTGCCTTACGTAGTGACGATTGAGAAGGGGACGGGAACAGTTCTAGCGATTCGCAGGAACTGGAGAGAAGATGATGAACTCAAAGCCAAGCGACAGCACTTTGTTCATTATGGTTACATCCCCGGCTTCGGGTTCTACTACTTTGGTCTCATCCACCTTATCGGCGGACACTCTAAGGCAGCTACATCACTTCTTCGCCAGCTTATCGACGCAGGAACACTCAGCAACCTTCCGGGTGGTCTCAAGTCGCGTGGGCTGCGAATTAAGGGAGACGATACGCCTATTGCTCCCGGCGAGTGGCGAGATGTAGACGTACCGAGCGGCGCAGTGCGAGATAACATTCTCCCGCTGCCCTACAAAGAGCCGAGCCAGACTCTTGCCATGTTGATGGACAAGGTTGTGGAGGAAGGCCGCCGCTTCGCTGCGGTGTCGGATCTCAAGATCTCGGATATGTCTTCGCAGGCTCCGGTGGGAACAACCCTCGCTGTCCTCGAACGTGTTCTCAAAGTGATGTCGGCTGTGCAGGCGCGCGTGTACTACGCGATGAAGCAGGAGTTCAAACTGCTTGCAGCCATCATTCGTGATAACACGCCGGACGAGTACAGCTATGAGCCAGAGGTTGGCTCAAAGAAGGCTAAGAAGTCTGACTACGATAACGTCGATGTGATCCCGGTCAGTGATCCAAATGCGGCAACGATGTCGCAGAAGATCGTGCAGTACCAAGCCGTTCTTCAGTTGTCTCAAACCAACCCGCAGATTTACGACATGCCGTACCTGCACCGTCAGATGATTGAGACGCTGGGCATCAAGAATGCTGCCAAGATCATCCCGATGCCGGACGATCAAAAGCCTGTCGATCCGGTGACGGAGAATATGAATCTGCTGATGGGCAAGCCCGTCAAAGCATTCATCGAACAGGATCACGAGGCTCACTTGCAGGTGCACATGGCTGCGATGCAAGACCCGAAGATCATGCAGGTCGTGGGACAGAATCCGCAAGCACAAGCCATCATGGCCGCTGCTTCTGCTCACGTGATGGAGCATGTGGCGTTCCAGTACCGCAAAGAAATCGAAAAGCAGTTGGGTGCCAATCTTCCGCCGTATGCCGAGGACGACGAAGACCGTCCGGAGATCAAACCAGAAGTTGCCGCACAGATTGCTCAGCTTGCAGCGGCGGCGGCAGGTCAGCTTCTCCAGAAGGATCAGGCCGAGGCTCAAGCGCAGCAGATTGCTCAGCAACAGCAAGATCCGCTCGTGCAGATGCAGCAGATGGAGCTTCAGCTTCGCGCCAAAGAGTTGGAACTCAAGGCTCAGAAGATGCAGCAAGACATGCAGCTTGAAGCACAGAAGATGCAGCAGAACAGTCAGACTCAAGCGCAGCAGATGGCAATTAACGCTGCCATCAAAGCTGACGAGATCAAGCTTCGCGAAATGGAGATTCGCTCGCGGCAAGAGCTTGAAGGAGCGAAGCTCGGCGTTGATGTGGCGAAGGAGAAGCGTCTCACTGAGCAGAAGATCCGCGAAGCCTCAGAGCGTATGGAGCTTGAAGGGGCAAAGCTGGGTGCGTCTATCGCACGAGACAGAGCTATGGCGGAGCAAAACCGCCAACGACCGCCGAAGGGCAAAGGTAAGTAATGAGTTACAGCACACCACTCGACTATCTCGACTCTAAGCTTGAAGAAGAGCGTCGATTGATTGTTGAGACACTAATTCAAGGCAAGCTTAGCGAGCCTGAATACAAGAGGTTATGCGGGGTATTACAGGGTCTAGACCTCGCTAAAAACCACATTAAAGACCTAGTGAAGAGGATGGAACAAAACGATGAGTAGCATCGACGTAGAGAAGACGCAGCAAGAGGTTGCGAAGGCCAAACTGCTGCCAGAACCCCGAGGCTATCGGATTCTGTGTGCGGTTCCGCACGTAGAAGAAGAGTTTGACGGGGGCATCATTAAGGCAGACGACACCAAACGAGTCGAGGAGCAGACCACTGTGGTTCTGTTCGTCGTGAAGATGGGAGACCTCTGCTATCAGGATAAGGATCGGTTTCCGACAGGACCGTGGTGCAAAGAGGGCGATTTCGTTCTGACTCGTCCGTATTCAGGCACCCGTGTGGTCATTCACGGTCGTGAGTTCCGAATCATTAACGACGATACGGTGGAAGCGGTGGTCGAAGACCCTCGTGGAATCCGACGAGCATAAGGAGTAATTATCATGGCTGAACAGCAGGAATTTAAGTTTCCGGACGAGATTGAGGAGACTAAAGGGTCTTCTGAACAAGATTCCGGGGACTCGTTAGATATACAAGTTATAGACGATACCCCAACTAAGGACCGGGACCGCGCTCCACTACCCAAAGAGGTGGTGGAAGATTTGGAAAATGACTCGCTCGACGAATACAGCGAAAAGGTAAAAAACAAGCTGATTCAGATGAAGCGGGTTTACCACGACGAGCGTCGTGCTAAAGAAGCCGCAGCCCGTGAGAAGGAAGAAGCCCTTCGTTTTGCACAGGCTCAGTACGAAGAAAATCGCCAGTTGAAACAGCGATTAGGTACTGGGGAGCGGGTATTCGCCCAAGAGATTACTAAAGCCGCCAACACAGAACTTAATTCGGCAAAGGATAAACTCCGCGCGGCTTATGAATCTGGAGATGCGGAGGCTATTACCGCCGCCCAAGAGGTTCTGACGGATGCCAAATTACGGCTCCGTGATGTAGAAAGATTCAGACCGTCTTTACAAGACTCTGAATTAGGCGTAAATAATGAAAATAAGCAGGTTCAAAACCAGCCACAGTACAACGCCCCGCCAGTTGACCCAAAGGCAGAGGCTTGGAGGCAGAGTAATACGTGGTTTGGAACAGACGAGGAGATGACCGCCCTCGCACTTGGACTGCACGAAAAATTGGTCAGGGCGAAGGTTGATCCTCGTAGTGATGAATACTACAAGCAGATTGACCAGACCATGCGTAGGCGTTTTCCTGAGTATTTCGAAGGAGAGGCCGATCAAACGAGAGAGGTTGAGAAACCGACTCGTACAAAAGCAGCCAATGTAGTTGCCCCAGTGACGCGGACAACCGCACCACGCCAGATTCGTCTGACGACAACTCAAGTTGCTCTTGCTAAACGTCTTGGTTTGAGCAATGAACAGTACGCACGTGAACTCATGAAACTGGAGAACAACAATGGCTGATAACAGATTGGCGCGAGAAGCCGAAAACCGAGAAGGCACCAAGCGCAAACAACAGTGGACCCCGCCCCAGACGCTCCCTGAACCGGAGCCGCAAGACGGTTGGGTGTTCCGATGGATACGCACGAGTATTATGGGACAAGCAGATCCTTCTAATACCTCTGCAAAATTCCGGGAAGGTTGGGAGCCTGTAAGGGCCGAAGACCAACCCAAATTGATGATGCAATCCGATCCGAATTCCAAATTTAGTGGAAATATCGAGATCGGTGGGTTGTTGCTCTGCAAGGCTCCGGCTGAACTGATGAAGCAGCGTGATGAATATTACGCGAAGCAAGCTCAGTCTCAGTTGCAGTCGGTAGACAACAACTTTATGAGGCTGAATGACGAACGTATGCCTCTTTTTAGCGATAAAAAGACCACGGTCTCATTCGGTAAGGGCAAGTAACTTTCTTTTTTGGAGTAACAAATGGCTTATCCTACCGTTAGCAAGCCGTATGGCTTGAAGCCGATCAATCTGATCGGCGGTCAGGTGTTCGCCGGTGCCACTCGTCAGCGTCGTATTGCCTCCGGTGCGTCAAGCATCGGTTATGGTGACCCGCTGAAGTTTGTCAACGACGGCACTGTTGCTGTGACGACTGAAGAGAGCACGGCTCCCACTCGTGGGTTTGCTGGTGTTTTTTTGGGTTGCACGTTTGTGTCCTCTGTGACGGGTCAGCCGACCTACTCACAGGCTTGGATTTCGGGCACCTCGGTGAAAGCGGGCACGTTCGTTGTTGCGTACGTGGTCGAAGACCCGGATACCCTGTTCCAAGTGGCAGGTGTGACTGCTTCGCTCGTGGTTTCGACCTCGACGGGCTTCACGTACTCAGATGTTGGTCTGAACGTCGCTTTGGTTGCGAACACGCTGAACACGACCACGAACGATTCCCAGCAGGGCGTCCTCGTGACCTCGGCCAGCACGACCAATTCGCTTCCGCTGCGTATTATCGACGTTGTTCCGGACACCGCGTTTGATGTCAGCGGCACCGTTTACTACCCTGAAGTTATCGTTAAGTTCAATGCTCCGTATGTGAACTCCGGTACGCTTGAGGGCGGTCACGCTTACAACAACCCGACCGGCCTGTAATAGGAGTTCTAAGACATGGCTATTTCACGCGCACAATTACTCAAGGAACTCCTTCCGGGTTTGAACGCCCTGTTCGGCCTTGAGTACAAGACCTATGGCGAAGAGCACAAGGAGATCTACGAGACTGAGACCTCCGAGCGTTCCTTCGAAGAAGAGACCAAGCTTTCCGGCTTCAGCGCCGCCCCCGTGAAGAACGAAGGTGCCGCAATTGCGTACGACAACGCGCAAGAAGCTTGGACTGCTCGCTACAACCACGAGACGATTGCTCTCGGCTTCTCCATCACGGAAGAGGCGGTTGAAGACAACCTGTACGACTCGCTCAGCAAGCGTTATACGAAGGCTCTTGCTCGCGCTATGGCGTATACGAAGCAGGTCAAGGCGGCGTCGGTCCTTAACAATGGCTTCTCCTCGTCCTACACGGGCGGTGACGGACAGCCGTTGTTCTCGGCCTCGCATCCGTTGATCTCGGGTGGTACCAATAGCAACCGTTTGACGGCTTCTGACCTCAACGAAACTTCGTTGGAAGCGGCTGTCATTCAGATCGCTGGTTGGACCGACGAGCGTGGTCTCTTGATCGCGGCGAAACCCGGTAAGCTCATCGTTCCCCCGGCTTTGATGTTCACTGCCAAGCGCCTCCTCGACACGGAACTCCGTGTTGCGACCGCTGACAACGACATCAACGCCCTCAAGGCGATGGGTTCGATTCCGGGCGGTTACACCGTGAACCACTTCTTGACCGACACGAACGCTTGGTTCTTGACGACCGACGTTCCGAACGGCATGAAGCACTTCGTACGTACCCCGCTGCAAAACAGCATGGACGGCGATTTCGACACCGGCAACGTCCGGTACAAGAGCCGCGAGCGTTATAGCTTCGGCTGGTCGGACCCGCTGGGCATGTTCGCTTCGCCGGGCGCGTCCTAAGTTTGAAGGCGACCTAGAGAGATTGGGGGGCTATAAGTAGTGATGCTTGTAGCCCCTCTTTTTTAGTGATATACAGTCGTTATCGGGAAAAATTCGTTTACCAGACAGACCCGACTGACGACATGCAGACTGGTAAACACTTACTCGCATGTGAGGAATTGAAATGGCACGTACTACTTTTTCCGGCCCGGTTAAGTCTGACAATGGCTTTGAGGGCGACATCGCTGGCAATTTGGTAGCTGCTGCTACGACCCTTGTCATCGGCACGACGATTGTCACTGCCGGTGTTGCCACGGGCGCGGTCTCGGCTCAAGCCGGTTATATCCCGGTCAAGATTG